TGTTGTCATAGCGCCAGTAGGAGCAGCGTTACCTGTAAACAGATAGTCTGTTGTGTTACCAGCAATGCTCATTGAAGATGCAACGATAGCGCCGTTAGCACCAGCAAATGCTGTGTTTGCTTCGTTGTAGAATGCTTCTGTACCGCCTTGTGCGCCATAACGTGTACGCATCGCAAAAATCAGACCTGTAGGACCTGTCATTGGCTGAACGCCGCAAACGTCATACGCAATCAAATTAGGCAACGAACGACGAACCAGGCTGATCAGAATTGGATCAAAACCAGCAACTGGACCAGCAGCAGCAGCAGAACCACCAAAACCGCCTGTACCAGCAAAGTTAGTTGGTGAACCTGTTTCTTGCAAAATGCCAGATTCTTTAATCATTTCCTGGGCTTGGTTTTCCAGGATAACTGCCGTAACTGCCTTACGATATGGATCAGCAATTGCTGGCAGGTCTGGGTGGTTTAGAACACCATCCCATTTGCTTTGTAGTTGTTCAGACAAATACATCTTTGTATCTCCTTTGTTTATTATTAAATTTTTGTTTTCGAAATTGCTTGCATGACTGATGCAACGTATGGGTCAGAAACGACTCTCTTCTCGTTACCATCTTCGTCATCAACTGTTTCGTGAAGTTGTGCTACATCGGCTTTTTTCATGCCTGATGGGAAGTAGTTCTCACGAATTGTTTCAAGTTTATCTTTGAATTCTTCCTCTGTGGAAAATTCAACACTCTCTGCAAGTGACTTGATTTTTTCTACTTGAGTTGCTGTGAGTCCTTCACATACTTCATTTACAAGTTGTACTTTAACCGCTTCAGTAAGTTGTTTCTTATACTGAACATTAGTTTCAATTTCTTCGTTTAGTTTGTTTTCCAGTTCTTCAACTTTAGTAGCAAGTTCTTCTACCAAGTCAACTTTATCTTCTGGAACATTGATGTAGTTTTCAGCAAACAGATTACGTAGACCAGCGATAAAATCTTCAGTGATTTCTGAACGCAGACCGCTTTCAATAGCAATCTCGTTTTCATCCATCCACTGCTCAACAACATAGTTGAGGTAGTCATCTACTTTTTCTGTCAGTTCTTCTTTGATTGTTTCAATCGCTTCAACTAACTGACCAGCATATTCTGCTTCAATCTGTTCTTGAATTTGAGCAACACGGTCAAAGACACGTGCTTCAAAAATTGTTGCTGCTCTTGATTTGAAATCATCAGAGATTGATGAATCGTCAGCAAACAATGAAGCAACATCTTCTTTGATTTGCGCTTTGATTTCTTCAACTGCCGAATCGTCATCAAGAATTTCTTCTTCAACATCAGCATCCTCAGGCATCATTGCTGTACCTGTGCCTGCTTTCATATTCTTGTCGCCAAGTTGAACGTCTGCCGATGCTGCCGAAGGCTTCATGTTCAAAGATGCTTTGTTTGAACCTGCCGAATCTTTAGCTTTCATTGAAAGTTTGTTAGAATCATCAGTTGGCTTGTTGTTTTGTGGGGTTGGTCCGCCTAAATCTTCAGGTGTTCCAGAATTGCCTGGAGTGTCGTGCTGTAACTTAGGCATTGGCATACCAGGAGCGGAAGACTTGCTTGATGCAAGAATTTCTGCTGCGGCTTCCATTAGTTTGTTTATTGCCATTGGATATCTCCTTATGATTTCTTATTTATAAATTTTAAAGTTTTCGTAGGAAGTTTTCGAAAAGTTGAAGTCCAACGGACTCAATATCTTTACGAGATGCTTGACGAATCTGTTTTTTAGCGTAGTCAATATGTGACTCAACAAAACGACCCTCAACATACATCCATTCTTTGTTTTCCATGATGCCCTGGACGAATGCGCCTGGTGCTGAAGGATCAGCAACGATGTCTGCTGCTGTAGCTAAACGCAGATCATCTTGCACTAAATTGTATCCTTCTTTTGTCATCACAACCGAGCCAAGGGCACGTGAAGAAACACCTAGATTTACACCAGAGTCAATCAGATTTTTTGCAATCTGTCCATATGGTGTTTCCATGATGAGTGCTTTACCAACAAACGTGTTGCCGTTTTCTTTGAGACTAACAATCTTATGTGACACACGCTCAAGATTCAGTGACGGTGTATCAGGATGTCCTAGTTCGCCAAGCGCACGGTTTGACTCAATAAGTTCTTTGGTATAACGTGCAACTTCATTACGCAGTGTGTCCATTTTGTACATACGATTGTTGCGATTGACTGCATCGCCAACAAGAAAGATACCTTCGATGTACATTTGTTTTTTACCATCTTCCGTTTTTTCGGTAAGATAGCGAACTTCTTCGATATGTTCTTTAATAAGTTTCATTAGATAGTTACTCCTGTATACGGATCGACATTGTAAGTAGCAAACTTAGAAACTTCTATAATAAGAGTACCACCTGTTGTGATTGTTGCTACAATGCTTTGAGTGTTGTTATTTGCAATTGAGTGTGCAAAGTCTGCAAAATCCATAACACCGCCGGTATGCAAAGCAAGTTGCGGAACACCGTTTCGTGTAATTGTAATGCTGCCGTTTGTTGACCACATAACTCTCTTGATGTCGGCAGCAGTTACAGTTTCAATTGTAGCATTAGCTCTCAAATCATTGAGTGTGATTGTATAAGTGCCAGCATCAACAGCACGAATGACTGATTGACCTCTTAAACTGTTGGTAATTTCAAATGGCATTTTATTTTAGTCCCATAGATTGGCGACGGCGCATTGACATTTTTCTCTTCATCAATGTGCGTCTAAGTTTTGCTCTTCTTGTTGTTTTCCATGCTCGTTTTAACAAACGTGCTTTACGTAATCTTTCTGTTGCTGGTATACGTTTGATTGTATTACCAGACAAACGATAACCTTTTATTGCTGATTTGCGTACATTCTTCTGTACGATAATTCTACCTTTTTTATTGCGACGAATGCGGCGACGAATCTTTTGCACTCTGCCCATCTTTACAACATTTGGATTGCGTTTCTTTGCCGCTTCTTCTAATACTTCTTCGTCAACTTCAATCTCTTCAAACATCTCATCAACGATGAATGGTTTTGCTTCTTCCATTTTAATAGAAGCAATATCGTCTAAACGGTCAAAGATTAATTTCTTTGCTTCGTCTAATTTATTCTGAAGAATTAGTTCTACAAAACTCATTGAGTTGACCAAATGTTGTTATCGATTCTGTTAATTGTTGCCAGAATATTTGTTTATTTTCTTCATCTAATTGACTGTAAGTATCAATTAAAATCTGTTTACTTTCTTCGTTCAGTGTAACTGAGTTACCATCATTGAGTAGTAACTCTTCTGCTTCTGCAAGTTCTTTGATATATTCTTCTGCCTGTACAGGAGCATCAAGTACGGTGTTATATGGCACACTGAATACTCTTTTCAGTTTGTCACTCCAGTACAGAGCAATACGTGTACCGTCTGGATATAAACGAACTGCTTTACGCTTGATTACCAAAACAACTGGTGGATCTGGAACGAGTGGTGAATCCATACGTGCTTCTTTTTGCACTTCATAACCTACATCACCAACTTTTAGTCTTGAACGACGATGTTTTTTACCTTCGATATCTGTTTTAAAATCAGAGGTAGCAATCATGCCTTCATTCAAATCTTCTCGTACTGCTTGTCTTGCTTTGGTATAAATCTGTTTATTGCTTGTAATCAAATCAGCCATACGGTTGAAAAGATTACGCATGATTTCACGATCAGCATTATTGAATACTGGTCGTTCTTCACCCATCTTATCCATTATTTTATGGATACGTTGCAACTGTGCTTTATTGGCCAAACCAGCACGAACAAGAGCGTCTAACTTTGAGTAGTCAGACTTCTCTTCTTCAACGATGTGTTTGAACTCTAGTAAAGACTTCATTCTTCTACGGCTTCTTCGTTATCTGTAGCTTCTTCAGACTCTTGGTTTTGCCCACCAAAAAGAGTAGAAGCGATTTCTTGCTTGCGGCCTTGGAGCGCATCGAACGCTTTCGCTGATAATGCATTTTCTATGCTTTCTTTTGCTGCTACATTTTCACCAGCAGCAATGTTGTTGATAATATCTTGAATATCCATAATAACCTTTCTTATCTGCGTCTATTATTTATACTGATAACTGACTTGTTTACCTCGTCATCAAGACCAGGTGTTAGTGATTCAGTTTCTTCAGTGTTTTCAATTGTGTTATCTTCTGGTTCTGCTTGTGGTTGATCACCGCCTGGTGGTCCACCTAATACAGGACCTTGCATATCAGCAGGCAGTGTGTCTTTTTCTTCAGCAATCTGTTCATCCATCTGATCAATTTCTTCTTCAGTCATCATCAGAATTTTTTCTTTGACATACTTGTTTGAGAAATAACGACCAACGAATGGATCAACCAATTGTACCATTTGCAGACGATTCTGTAACAGTTCTGCTTCACGAAGTTCGGTAAAGTTATTGTCTTTACGGAAGTCATAATAGATTTGTTCTTTGAATTCATCCCACTCTTCACGGGTACAAATACCTTTGAGTACCAATTGTGTACGAAGAAGATCATCAAACAATTGAGAAAACTTATTACGCAGACGAACAACAAATTTGGCAAACTTGAGTTCATCACGTGTGACTTCTTGTGAACGACCTAAACCTGCAAGACCACCTTCTTGTGATTCAAGGCGTGAGTATGGTACATTCAATGACTGCAATAATTTCTTCTGGAAGTATTTTACATCTTCCAGTTCACCAAGATTCTGACCTGCTGGTAGAGTAGTAATCTCTGTGCCTTTACCGCCTTCACGGCGTGGCAACCAGAAATCTTCAAGCATCGACATGT